AGCTGATCCACCAAGTAGTTTACAAGCATATTTAAAACAGCTTGGATATAAAACGTTTGCTGAAGCTGTATTTTATAAAAGTAAAGAATTGTATAAATACAATAAATTTAGACAATGGCAAAAAGATTTATTTGAACCGTTTAAAGAATTAAGTTATGATGAAGCAAAAAAAAAGGGTTGGCGTTTGGGATTGGGATTAGAATTAGATGACAGACGATATTAAATTACCTAATAAAAAATATAATACAATAGTTTTAGATCCACCTTGGGATATATCTATGACAGGCAAAGTTAAAAGAGAAAAAAATAGAAAAGAAAAACTTGTATATCCAACTATGTCATTAGATGAAATAAAATCTATGGATATTAAATCATTAAGTAATGTTGGAGCTCATATTTATTGTTGGACTACAAATAAAATGTTGAGAGATACTTATGATGTGTTTGATGCTTGGGGTGTAAATTATCATTTAACTTTAGTATGGACTAAACCATCTTTTATTGCTCCAGCTATGGGTTACCAATTTGCAACAGAGTTTTTATTGCTTGGTTTTATGGGTAAGCCTATGAAAAAATTTAAAACTATAGGAAAAAAAAATTGGATATATTCTTCACAAAAAAGAAATGCTCACAGTACTAAACCAGATGAATTTTTAGACTTAATAGAGGAAATGAGCCCATCTCCATATTTAGAAATGTTTGCTAGGAGGAAAAGAGAAAATTGGGATAGTTGGGGTAATGAAGTATGACAGACGATATTGAATTTATAAGCAGCGAATACGAATTTACTTTTACTATAGTTCCCCACTGGTTACTAGGTTTATTAAAACCACTGGAAATAGTAACCTATGTAGCACTCGGTCAATATGCCGATAATAAAACAAAGGAATGTTGGCCAAGTGTTACAAAACTAGCAAAAGATATTGGTAGATCGCGTTATTCAACAATAAAAGCACTACAAGGATTGGAAGAAAAAGGGGCTATTGAAATAAAACAACGTTTTAAGGATAAAGGCGAACAAACAAGCAATCTTTACATACTTAAACTTGCTAGGGGGGTGTCTAGAAAACTTGACAGGGGGGGTCAAGAAAACTTGACACCTAGGGGTCTAGAAAACTTGACACAAACTATATCCAATATAACTATATCCAATGAACTATATTTTGACACCTACAACAAAGAAATTCAAAAAGAATATGTTGATACACTTGTTACTGTATTTAATTTAACCAACATAACAAAAAACAAGTGGGGACAGCTATACAATACGGCTAAACAGCTATTTGAAGCAGAAATTTATCCAAATCAGATACCGTTGCTGGTAAAAAACTGCGTATTAACCTATGGCGAAAAATACACCACGGTAAATAGCATTTTAAACCATACAGAACTACTAAATGGCGTAAAAGATAAATCAGCTGATGATGTAAAGCAGTTAATGGATCAAAAGGCATTAAAGGATTGGGCAAATGATAACTAATTGCATATTAATATACGCATTGTTTGTAAATAGTTTTGGTTTTGCTGTTGCAGATCAATATTATGAAATGTCTGATTGTAATGAATATATACCAGAAAGTTGTTTGCAATATGCACCATTATTTGTAGAACATTTTGATGAAGAAAACATTGAAACAGCAGTAAAAGTAATGTGGTGTGAAAGTCGTAACAAAAGTTATGCATATCGTTGGCAAGATAACGATAGTGGCTTATTTCAAACCATACCAAGAACGTGGGGTTGGGTTAAAGAACAATACAATATACCATATTGGGATTATCCAGTTGGAAACACCTACGCACAGTTTATACCAAGTTATAATATTGAAGTAGCAGCAATATTGGTACAAGATATGCACACAAGAGATGATTATTGGAAACCGTGGGACGCTAGTAAAGATTGTTGGCAAGATACGGACAAATGGATAGCAAATTGGAAAAATGAATGACTTAATGTCGCAACTATAAAGTAAAATAATAACAAAAGGAGTGAAATGAAAAATAAAATACAAGAACCTACATTAGTAACTATTGAAAAAGATTGGTCATATAAAAAAAAGAAATTTTTTGAATTAGAAAATCTTTTACGACAAAGTGAAGCAGTTGAAGATTATTTAATTACTGCATTACAAGAAAATAGAAAAGTAATGCAATCATTAAATGCACAACGCTTAGAATTTATACCAACATCATTAGAACCTATGGATTTAATACAAGAACGTGTAATTACATTACCTGGAATTAAAAAAGAACAGCATTGGTTGTAAATGGACTACAACAAAAAGTTTGATATACAGCTTAAACAAGGCCAAAAGCTAGAAAAACAATTAGAACAGTTTTTTGAGGGCAAAAATATAGAAGTTAAATCAGAACGGCATATATGGGAACAAACAGGCAATCTATTTATAGAATATGAATACAAAGGCCAACCAAGTGGTATTGCTGCAACGGAAGCTGATTATTGGGCATTGTGTTTAATACGTGATGAACAATTATTACAGATGTATATATTGCCAACAGATACTTTAAAAAACATTACAAGGCGTTATTTAGATACAGATAGAAATGTTGTTGGTGGCGATCTAAAACAATCAAAAGGCGTAATTGTGCCAATAGATGATATTGCACACGGATATAAATTTTAAAAAAAATAAAAAATATTGTCGTTTTAATCAAAACTTCAGAGATAAACATAATATGAGGCAAAAAAATAAAAAAGGGGGTGATATGCAACTTACAAAAAATTTAAAGTGGTCTAAATGGATCACACAAAATTATGGTTTTTGTTATGTAATTGGACAAGGTTTGTTCCTTATTAAAAATCATAAAACTTGGGTTAAGGGATATAAAATCCTTTAACCCAGAAATAATGTCAAAAATAATGGGATAAATACCTTAGTACTATAATTTATTAGATAAACTAAAGGATATGTGCGATATGAACGCAGGTTATAACGACGTAAAAGAACTTGTAACAAATGTTATGGGTTTAAACGATTGGCTACAAGATAAAGAGCCAGTAGAACCAGATGTAAAAAATGGTAGTTGTGGTGGTATGAACTTTACTATTAACTGGTTAGATAATACTAAATCACGATATTGCATACGCTTAAATGCAGATAACACATACGATATGCAAATATTTCAATATCAAAACTATAAACAGCTTGGATTAGCAATAGAACGTTGTTTACCACGTGAAAGTATATTGATGTTATTAAGCACAACGTATCAAGAAATCACATCACAATCTAATCAAGTGCTTGAAAATCTTAAATTTGAGTTAAGTAAAGAAACACAGGAAATACTTAAAAAAGAAATCTAATCAACTAGCATTGTTGTATGACGTGGCAAGATAAAGCATTATGCAATACAATGCCATCAAACTTATTCTTTCCTGGTACAGATCAACGTACAGATAAACAATATTGGGAAACACATAGTATATGCCGTGATTGTCCAGTAAATTTAGATTGCTTAGAATACGCATTGGAACAAGACTTGGAGTATGGACTTTACTGTTTACCAGAACGTGTAAGGCGTAGATTTAAAACTAAACCACCAGCTGATCTAAAAAAAACAATGCACGAAACATTTACAACAATAGATATTATTGAAGCTGAATTTGATAACAAAGGTAAGTTATTAAAAAAGCGTTGTTTACGGTGCAATAGAAAAACACGTGGCTTTCATAAAGATAACGAAAACTGGGGTGGCAGAAGTCATATATGCGTTAGTTGCCATATAGAAATACAAAACAACAAGCAAGTAGATAAATTACTAGATCGTGAAAAACCTAGTAAATCAAGACCAGAGTTTGATAGTCACGGACAATTAGTAAGTAAATGCTGTACTAAATGTTTTGAACGTAAAGTAGCTGATGAATTTAGTAAAAGACCACAAGGCATTGGTGGTAAAACAAGTTGGTGTAAAGCGTGTACAAGAAAAAATTTAGAATTATGGCAACAAAAACAAAATAAAAAGGTAAAGTAGATAAAAAAGGAGTGTTATGGATCAAAAACAAAACGGCACTTGGTACGAAAATTCTGGTGGCGTAGTTCAATCAAACGAGTGGTACACACCACCAGAATTATTTAAAAGTTTAAATACAACTTTTGATTTAGATGTTGCAGCACCTAAAGGTGGTGTACCGTGGATACCAGCAGAAAATCATTACCACAAGGAAATAGACGGTTTAAAACAAGATTGGTATGGATTTGTTTGGTGTAATCCACCTTATGGTAAAGATACTGGTCTGTGGCTAGAAAAATTAATACAACACGGCAACGGCATAGCTTTAGTGTTTGCAAGAACAGACACACGCTGGTTTCACGATTACGCAACAAAATCAGATATATTATGTTTTGTAAAAGGTAGATTAGCATTTTACAAAGGTAGTGTACAGGCAAAGCAAGGCAGTACAGGAAGTTTATTAATTGGTTGTGGTAACAAAGCTATTGATGTGATTAATAAAGCAGAATTAGGATTAAATGTAGAGTTATGAAAGTTCTTGAACTTTTTGCAGGTAGTTGTAGCTTCAGTAATGTAGCTAAAGAATATGGATATGAAACGTTTACTACTGATTACAACAATTTTGACGGCATAGATTACGTAACCGATATATTACAGTTTGATTACAACGAACTACCGTACAAACCAGACATCATTTGGGCTAGTCCACCGTGTACATATTTTAGTGTTGCAAGTATAGGAAAGCATTGGAACGCAGACCATACACCAAAAAGTATTGAGGCAATTACTGGTATGGCAATAGTAAATAAAACAAAAGAGATAATTAACACGTTACAACCTAAATATTTTGTTATTGAAAATCCACGTGGTAAGTTGCGTAAATTAGATTTATTAGATAGTTTTAAGCGTGATACGGTAACCTATTGTCAATATGGCGACAATCGTATGAAACCAACAGACTTATGGCATAACCTAGATTGGACACCTAGACCAATGTGTAAAAACGGTATGCCGTGCCACGAAGCTGCACCACGTGGATCTAAAACAGGAACACAAGGTTTAAAAGGTAATTATGAACGTAGTAAAGTACCTTATGAATTATGCAAAGAAATATTAGAAACAATTACCAAAGACCGTGTCTAAAGTGTCGTAGGTTATTTACACCAGATAACAACAGTAGAAGTTATTGTGCAGAACACATACCAGTAATAAAACCTAAAAAGTATTATAAAAAAGGTAAAAGTGCTTATGATGACGCAGAATATAGACGCAATCGTAAACTAATTAGACAACAACAAAAGTACTGCGTATGGTGTGGAACAGCTGGAACAAGCCAGAACAAACTACAAGTAGACCATATCCTACCTATAAGCCGTGGTGGTTCACATCACATAAGTAATTTGCGTATATTGTGTCAGAATTGCCACAAAAAGCGTCAAGGAGTGGCACATAGGTAAATATGCCATAATTGGCTATAAATGTCTAAAAACACCATAAATAAGGCGTTTAGAGGGTATAGGGGGGAATAGTTTTTTTGTGGGTAAAGGGGCTACCACCCCAACCTAGTTAGCTCACTTTTTTTTTACCCAAATTTATGCTTTTTTTTGTTTTTTTATAGTTTTTAAAAACCGTTGTTTTGCGTGGTTATGTAGTATTATGTTATTACGTAGTGGTTCTAAGTAAGATTGCTAATACAAAGGATTTTTATGACCGATAAACACCAAATAGCAGATGATCTAACAACATTGGCGTACCCAATAGAAAAACTAAAACACCTGGACGGCAATCCACGTAAAGGCAACGTTGAAGCTGTAAAAAAAAGTTATGAAAAGTTTGGACAACGTAAACCAATCGTTGCAACTAAAGACGGTGAAGTAATTTCTGGTAATCATCAACTTGCTGCTGCTAGGGAACTAGGTTGGAATAAAATAGCCGTAGTTTTTACAGATGATGATGAATTAACAGCTAAAGCATTTGCATTAGCAGATAATCGTACAGCTGATTTAGGAACTTATGATGATGATTTATTAGCAGATATGCTTGGTGCAGTTTCAAGTGATTTAGAAATGTTAGAAGCTACAAGTTTTACTGAAGATGATTTACTTAAATTAATAAATGCAGATGTTATAGAAAACGAAATTCCAGAAACACCAAAAAATCCAAAAACTAAATTAGGTAATATTTATGCTTTAGGTCAACATAAATTGTATTGTGGCGATACTTTAGAAATACAAAATGAAATAACAAATTATACAATGTTGTGGTTAGATCCACCTTACGGTTTAGGTGGTTATGGTGGTAGAAGTGGAAAGTTTGATGCTGTTAAAAACGATGAATTAAAAGATGATGAAATTGTAAAATTTTATTCATTTGCTGAAGCAGAAGCTATATATGCTTGGTGTAACTGGAATACATATCATTATGTTTTAGAAGCATTAGGACAACCTAAATCATTAATTGTATGGGCTAAAACACATTTTGGTATGGGTAAGGGTTATAGAAGACAACACGAGTTTTTAGCTTTTTATGGTGAAATACAATCAACAACAGAAAGTGATTTGTGGTCAATAAAAAAAGATGGTGCAAATACTTACAAACATCCAACACAAAAACCTATAGCATTATCAGAACGTGCATTGAAAAATTCAACAAAAGTTGGTGATTATGTTTTTGATCCATTTGCAGGTAGTGGTTCAATGCTTTTAGCTTGTGAACAATTAAAACGTAATTGGATTGGCGTAGAGTTAGATCCAGCTTATTGTGATGTCATTATTGAACGCTGGGAAAACTTAACTGGACAAAAAGCAGAACTTATAGATGAAATAAAAGAGGTTGACTAATGCCAACCTCTTTTTTGCATTTTGAGAAGTATAACCTCAGAAAATGGTTTTAACAAAATGTCAAAATCCTTTCTCTTTAATTTATACTTAATGCAAAGGATAACATAATTTATGGGTAAACGTGGAAGAATACCAAAACAAAAAGATAAATTAACAGGGCATAGGGATAATTCATTGAGTGTAATACAAGGTGGTAAAGGATTTGAAACACCAAAAGCTAATTCACGTTGGCTAACTAAAACACGTAATTACTGGAAACAATATTGGGATAGCGAACTTGCAAGTACAGCACAACAAGTTGACTTCCCAGCTTTTTATAGATTGTTTCAATATTACGATGAAGTGGAACGTGCTAATCGTACAATACAAAATTTAGGTAATAAAGGTTTATTAAGCGTTGGATCAACAGGGCAACCTACAATTAATCCATTAATTAGTTTAACGTTAAAACTAGAAGAAAAGATTTTAAAATTAGAACAAGAACTAGGATTAACACCATTAGCTAGACAAAGACTTGGAATTGCTTTTGGTGAAGCACAAATGGGCTTTAAACAATTACAACAGCTTTTACAAGATGATGAAGAACAAGAATTAATTGATCCACGTATATTAATGTTAGAAGAAGAATAAATGAGATTTAAAAAAGAAAAACACATTTTAACTTATAGATTGGAATGTGAAAATCCTAAATGCAAATCCTCTTTTAAAAATAGAGAAGCTGATATGAAACATAGGTGTTAAATGTTAGATGTTATTCTTTTAATTGTTATATTTATTGGCATAAATTATTTAGCTTGGTGGCTAATTGATAAAGGTAAAATATGATTACATTACCAGAAACAAAAGGTGCAAGAGTTGTAAAGTTTATTGAAAAGTTCTGCGTTCACGGTGAGGGCGATTTTTTTGGCGAACCATTTAAACTTGATGATTGGCAAAAAGCAATTATTTATGATTTATACGAAATTAAAGAAAGTGGCGAAAGGCAATATAGGGAAGCATTAATTGGACTTCCAAAAGGAAACGGTAAAACAGCATTAGCAGCAGCAATAGGTATGTATGAACTACTTGGATCTGGTGTAACTAGTCCACTAGTGGCCGTTGCTGCTGCAAGTTATGAACAAGCAAACTTAGTATTTGGAACTATGAAAACTATGTGCGAAGAAAGTATGTTTTTACGTGATATGGTTGAAACATTTGAAAACGAAATACAAGTTAAAAATGCACCAGGTAGAGCGTTTAGAGTTGCTGCAAAAGCAGGTACAGCTGATGGTGGTAGAAATAGTTGTTTTATAGCTGATGAAATTCACGAATGGAATAACATTAACTTAGAACGTGTACATTACGTATTATCAAACAATACAGCTAAACGTAAAGATGGATTAGTGCTAAATATTACAACAGCTGGTCACGATATGGATAGTATGGCAGGTCGTATGTACCAACGTGGTTTATTAAAAGAAAGTGGCAAACAAGATGATCCAGAATTTTATTTTAAGTGGATTGGTGCAAAAGAAGACGATAACCCAAGTGATGAAACTATTTGGGAAAAAGTAAATCCAGCAATACCAAATGATTGGTGGCCAATAGAAAATTTAAGACGTAGGCATAAATCATTACCAATAAACGAGTTTCAACGTTATCACCTTAACCAGTGGACTAGAACAGAAGAAGAAAGTTGGATTGAAATAGAACAATGGTTAGCGTGTCAAGATGAACAATTAGAATTAGAACCAGGTGTTGAATTATTTGTTGGTGTAGATATGGCACTACGACACGACAGCGTTGCAATAGTGTATGGTCAAAAAGATGATAATGAAATAATTAATATGAAATCTAAAATATGGCTACCTAATGATGAAAACTTTATGGACTATCAGGAAATAGAAGCATTTATTATTGATTTAATGAAAAAATATAAAGTTAAAGAAGTAGCATACGATCCAGCATTTTTTGAACGTTCAGCACAAGTATTATTAGACCGTGGCGTACCAATGGTAAACTTTCCACAAACACATAGTCGTATGATACCTGCGTGTGGTAATGCTTATGATTTAATTGCAAACACAAAAGTAAGACACGATGGCAACCCAACATTTACAGATCAAGTAATGTCAGCAGCACAACGTACAACTGATATGGGTTGGCGTTTATCTAAGGGTAGAAGTAAAAGAAAGATTGACGCAGCAATAGCGATGGTTATTATGCTTGACCGTATAACTGCACCTGATCCGTTAGATAATGAACCAGAAGTTGCGATAATTAATTTATGAAACTATACAATGGTGATTGCTTAGAAGTTATGCAGAATATACCTGATAATTCAATAGATTTAATTGTTACAAGTCCACCTTATGATAATTTAAGAAATTATAGTAATACTTTAAATTGGGATTTTAATATATTTAAAAAAATTGCTGAAGAATTATACAATATCACAAAAGTTGGTGGTGTAGTTGTTTGGATTGTTGGCGATAAAACCATAAATGGAAGTGAAACAGGCAGTAGTTTTAAACAAGCATTATATTTTAAAGAAATAGGTTTTAACTTACACGACACAATGATTTATCAAAAAAAAGATTATATACCTTTAACACATAACCGATACGAGCAAGAATTTGAATATATGTTTTGTTTAAGCAAAGGTAAGCCAAATACATTTAATCCTATAAAAATTAAAACAAAAAATAGTGGTAAGACAGTTAAGAATGCAAGTTATTACAAAACTGACAACGACAAAACAACAATAGTAAAAGAATATAAAGTAAAAGACACAAAAATAAAAGGTAATATATTTCTATATAGTGTTGGCAGAAATAAAAACATTAAACACCCAGCTATGTTCCCACAAGATTTAGCAAAAGATATGATTTTAACTTGGTCAAATGAAAATGACATAGTGCTTGATCCATTTATGGGAAGTGGCACAACTGGTGTTGCTGCTTTAGATTTAAAAAGAAATTTTATTGGAATTGAAATAGTAGAAGAATATTATAAAATAGCAAAGGATAGAATTGAAACTATTTAATGGTGATTGTTTAGATGTAATGAAAGAGTTACCAGATAACTCTATTGATTTAATTGTTACAAGTCCACCTTATGAAGATATTTCTGGTGCAGGATATAAAGCAGACAAAAAAGATATATTATTTTTAAAATTATATTCACAATTTATTGATGAAGTTTTTAAAGAATATCAAAGAATACTAAAAGACGGTGGACAATTATTTTTTAATATTAAAAGTAAAACAGCAAATAAAAAACTTAGAACACCACATTGGCTTGAATTTACAAACGCATTTCAACAATTAGATTTTAAAAGTTATATTATCTGGAAGTATTCAGGTAGTTTTGACAGCACAAAATCTAGGTTTCATTTAGATTATGAAATAATTTACCATTTATCAAAAGGTGATAATATTTACCTTAATACTGATTGTGGTATTGATGATCCTTTAACTTCTGTTTGGTATGTGCCACATAATATACCAAAAGAAGAAAGAGTACACCCAACACAAATGCCACTAGCTTTAGCAGATAGAATATTAAAAATTGCTTCAAAACCAAATGATGTTGTATTAGATAATTTTATGGGAAGTGGAACAACAGGTGTAGCTTGTATAGATAATAATGTAGAATTTATAGGTATTGAATTAAATGATGTTAATTATAATATTGCAAAGGAAAGGATAGATGAAAAACTATATAACAACACTAACTGAAGTATTAGGTGCAGGACTTATAATTTATGGAGTATATACAATAAACGTATCATTAGCGTTAATAGTCGCTGGTGCGTTTTTAATTATAGGAAGTTATTTAGCAGTTAGATGAGTTTATTCAAAAGAGTAGAAAACAGGGACGCAGCTTTAGGAAACCTTGTTGATTTATTAGCTTTACGCGAGGGTGGTTTATACAACTACACTGGGGAAAAAGTAAATGAAATGTCTGCACTTGGCATATCAACTGTATTTAGTGCAATATCATTAATTGCTGATAGTATTGCGTTACTTCCAATTAAAACACTTCGTTATGACGGTCAAAAGACAATATTTACTGATAAACCAAAATTTTTAGAAAAACCAAATGTAAGTCTTGATCTATCAATGTTTTCATTGTTACATCAAATAATCACATCTTTAGCTATGCACGGTAATAGTTTCGTGTTAGTAGATAAAGATAGACAAGGGCGACCAATACAGCTTACACCAGTACATCCAGAAAAAGTAAAAGTAGAAATGTCAGACGGACAAAAAGTTTATATGCTACAAACTAAAAAAGGTAATTACGATAGAAAAATAACAAGCGATAATATGTTACATTTTGTGTGGTATTGCTATCCAGGACAATTAATAGGCGTAAGTCCACTACGCACCAATTCAAATACCTACGGACTTGCATTAGCTATGGAAAGACATATTGCACAGTTTTATGGTCAAGGTGGTACACCATCATCAGTATTGGAAACTGATAGGGACTTAACAGCTGAACAAGCAAATATATTAAAAGAAACTTGGTTAAATAATCACAACAAAAATAGAAAACCAGCTGTATTAACTGGTGGCTTAAAATGGAAAGCTATATCAGACGCAGCAGGTAATGAATTAATTGCTGCAAGGGATCAAATAGTACACGAAATTGCACGAGTGTTTAGAATACCAGCACATTTACTTTTATCTAAAGATGGTTCAAACGTTTATTCAAATATTGAAAGTAACGGTTTAGCATTTATTAGACATACATTGTTGCCGTGGATTAGACGTATTGAAGATGGTTTTAGTACATTATTACCAGGAAAACAATTTGTTAAATTAGATACAGACGAATATAGCCGTGGCGACCAACTAAGTAGAGTTAGGTCGTTTCAAGTAGCTGTAAGTTCTGGAATTATGACACCAAACGAAGCTAGGGCAAAAATGGATTTAGAACCATACGAGGGTGGCGACAAATTCTATATTGGTTTACAAGGTGCATTAATTGATCCAACATTACAACCACAAGGCATAGACGAACACGATCCAACAAACGAGTTACCAAATGATTAGTGCAAGTATTAGTATTACACCAGATACAGCAGTTAAAATTTTAGATAGTCAAAATTTTGAACAGCATATTTACGTTCACAATAACCACTCAAATAAAATGTATTTAGGTGGTAGCGATGTTACTGCAAGTAATGGTTTACATTTAGATAATGGTGAACTAATTGAAATACGTGTACCACAAGATAATGAAATTTACGCAATAAGCGATAGTACAACTGGAAACATATCAATTTTAAGGCCAGACTAATGCCATACGAAATACAAATGGACAATGAAGAATGCAAAGGCCACGCAGTAGTAAAACTAGATGATGGTTTTATTATGGGTTGCCACGAAACACACGAAGAAGCTGAAAAACAACTACAAGCAATTTTAATTAATGAAGCTAAACAAAAAGAAGAAAACAATTTAGATCAAGAAGCAGAATTAAGGCAAGTTGATAGAACACCACCTAAATTTATGCAAGAAAATGCACAACGTGGTTTAGATAATCTAAATAAGGCAGGGGACGGTTTAACAGATAAAACAAAACGTGAAGCAAGACAAATGGCAAGTGGCGAACAAATTAGCATAGATAAAATTGTTCGTATTGCAGCGTGGCATAAAAGACACATTAGCGATTTAAATAGAGATAAAACAAACCCACAAGATCCAGATACTTGGGTAGCTAGTGATGTTGCATTTTTATTGTGGGGTAGTAATCCGTGGACAGAACCTATGAAAGCAGCAGATTGGGCAGATAGAAAGATTGCACAACTTGTTAGTGAGGGTGAATTAGAACCTAGAAAACAAAAAAATAAAAAAAGGGAGTTTAGATTAATGGATAAATTTGACAAAGTAATTTCTATATCACAAACACTTGGTATGCAAAAAAGGTCAACTATTCTAAAAACAATGGAAAGACAAACTGAAAATAGAAGTTTTACATTTAGTGCAGTAGAGCAAAGAAGCGAAGATAATACAGATACTTTATTGTTTACTGGTTATGCTTCTGTATTTGATAAACCATACGGTGTTCGTGATAGCCGTGGACAATATAACGAAACAATTAAACCAGGTGCATTTAAAAAGACTTTACAAGAACAAGATGATGTTAGATTTTTAGTTAATCACGACGGTATACCATTGGCAAGAACTTCATCAGGTACATTAGAACTAGAAGAAGATGATTACGGTTTATTTGTACGTGCTGAACTTGATCCATCAAATCCAACAGTTGCAGAAGTTGCAAGTGCTATGAAGCGTGGCGATTTAAACGAAATGTCATTTGCATTTGCAGCAATTAAAGATAATTTTGACCAAAACGGTGAAAACAGAGAAGTAAACGAAGCAAGACTATTTGACGTATCAGTAGTAACTTATCCAGCTAATCCGTGGGCAGGTGCAAAACTTCGTGGTATTGAATTAGAAAACCTACACAAAGAATTGGTTGAAGCTAGAAGTGGCGACCAAGCAAAAGAAATTTTAGAAAGTTTTATTAACCAAGTCGCTGAAAGTGATGACGTTGATAAAAAGCGAAGCAATCCGAAAGTGGATTTATTAAAAATGAAACTTGAAAGGGACGGCATTCGCTAAAAGACGTATAGCCGTGGTTATAGCCGTGTATCACACTTAACTACCACACTCTACGCAGAAGTATAAGAAAATAACACAAGGAAAATTAAATTGAAAAAATTAATTGAAGCTAGAGAAGCAAAAGTAGCTGAACTAGACGGTCTTGTTTCAGAACTTGATGAAATGGAAGCTGGTGAAGAATTTGATAGCAAATTTGCTAGATCAAACGAACTACACGCTGAAATCAAAGAGATGAACGAAAAGATTGAAGAAGCTAGAGAAGCTGCTGAAACTTTAAAAGCAGTTAAAGAAAGCAGAAATTTGCTTGGTGTTGAGGACGAAGACTTAGGCGAAAAAGAAGCTGTTGTAGAAGTGAACGAGCCAAATATGTATAGAAAGGGTGGCGACCACTCTTTTATTGCTGACGCTTACGCTGCTAGATCAGGCGACTTTAAAGCACAAGAAAGACTTAACAAGCACCAAGATTTTGAAGCTAGAGATGTTGGAACTGGTGCTTTTACTGGATTAGTTGTACCTCAATACTTAGTAGATGAGTTTGCACCAATCGCAAGAGCTGGTTCTGCATTTTATAACGCTGTTCCTAAAAAGGATTTACCAGCGTTTGGTAACAAAATTGAAATATCCAGAATTACCACTGGATCAGCAGCAGCAGAACAAGCTAGTGAAAACTCAGCTGTTCAAGAAACCAATATGGACGATACCTTATTAACAGTTAATGTTGATACTATTGCAGGTCAACAAGACGTTTCAAGACAAGCTCTTGAAAGAGGTGGACAACCAGGTTTTTCATTGGAAAACATTATATTCCAAGACTTAGTTGCAGCATATTACACAAAACTTGATAACTTAATGCTTAACGGTTCTGGTTCATCTGGACAACCATTAGGTATTGCTTCAGTTTCAGGTGTTAATGAAACAACTTACACAGACGCAAGTCCAACAGTTGGCGAATTATATCCTAAACTTGCAGATCAAGTTCAAGAAATCAATTCAAATAGATTTGCACCACCAACAGCATTTATTATGCACCCAAGACGTTGGGGTTTCATTACAGCAGGTGTGGACAGTACAAACCGTCCATTAGTTGTTCCAGCTGGTAACAACCCAGACAACGCAGTAGGTGTTGGTGAAGCAGCTAAATATGGAAACGTAGTTGGTTCATTACTAGGTATTCCAGTTATTACAGACGCTAACGTTGTAACAAACGCAGGTGCAGGTACTAACGAGGATCAAATTTACTTAGTTAAAGCTGATGACCATATCTTATTTGAAGATAGTTTATTCCAACTTAAATTTGAGGAAACAAACGCTGGATCATTAACAACTAAAATGGTTGTTTATGGTTATGTTGCTTTTGCTTCTGGTAGATACCCACTTGGTATTTCAAAGATGAGTGGAACAGGATTGGTAACACCAACCTTTTAATTAAAATAGTAGTCTTGGTGTGTCTAGCAATAGATACACCAAACTGCTTAGGGAAAGAATTATGGCAAACGAAAAATTAATAGAAGCACTTAAAAAAGAATTAAAGAATTACGAAATTTACGGTAAGGCAGATCGTGCTGAAGAAGTTAAAAAAGCTATTAAAGAAGCTGGTGGTAAAATTGAAACTAAAGATAAAAAACCTAAAGCTGAAAAAAAAGTTATAAAAGACAAGTAGGATTTAATGCCAAAACATTACGGTAAAAAAATGAAAGGTGGCAAAGGTAAAGGCCGAAAGAAAGGTAGATAAACCTTATGGCTATTACTAACGGTTACTGTACACAAGATGAATTAAAGACGTTTGTTGGCATACCTACAAGCGATACAGCAGACGATACTTTAATTGATGACGCAGTAAACGCAGCGTCAAGGCAAATAGACGCTTTTTGTGGACGATACTTTTACCAAGATGGTTCGGCAACTGCACGTAAATTTTTTACAAATGATTTATACCGATTACGTGTAGATGATATTTCAACAACTACTGATTTAGTAGTTAAATACGATGATGATGATGACGGTACATACGAAATTACCGTTAGTGCAGATCAATACCAGGTTTTACCTATAAACGGCATTGTTGGTGGTATTACAGGCAATCCTTATTATATTGTAGAATTAATAAGCGATGGCAACCACGAATGGCCACTAGATTATTCAAGTAACAGGCCACGTGCCGAAATAACTGCAAATTGGGGTTATCCAAGTGTTCCAACACAAATCAAACAAGCTACATTAATGTTAGCTAGTGAATTATTTGCTATGCGTAATGCACCATTAGGCGTTGCAGGTGTTGGGGATTTTGGCGTAGTCAATATTCAACAAAACAGAGAAATAACACGATTAATTGCACCATTTCGTAAAGGCACAGTTTTAGGTGTATCTTAATGGCTACACTAGCCGAAATACGTGATGGTTTAAAAACAACCATAGGAACAATAAGTGGGTTACGTTGTTACGATACAGTTCCAGATAACGCAATAAACTTTCCAGTAGCAATAGTTTTACCAACAGATATAGAGTTTGATTTAGCTATGCAAAGGGGAACTGATCTATATACATTTGATTTATTAATAGCTGTACAACGTGCTGATAGTAGAACTGCACAAGATAAACTAGACGCTTTTATTACAGGTAGTGGTAGTTCTAGTGTTAGACAAGTAATATTTAATAATAGAACTTTAGGACTTGATGATACAGACGCTAGAGTTGTTAATGTGTCTAATTACGCAGCAGATGTTAATTTAAACGGCATTGACGGTGTTGGTGCTAATTTAAGTATTGAAGTTTACACGAAAGGTTCGTAATGGCTAAATATAAAATTATTGGTAATAAAAAAGTTATGGATAAAGTAAAAGGCGAAACTATAACTATTGATGATGAAAATGTTGCTAAGTCATTAATAAAGGGTGGACACATAGAACCTATTACTATTAAAAAAAGACGTGCAAGAAAAAAAGACGGAACATATAAAGCAGATGATAAAAATACACCAAACATTAATGAAGCGTGGGAAGTAGATAATGGCTAAATTTGTATTTAATGACGGTAAAGTTTTTACAGGTGGTTACGATTTATCTAGCCACATAACCAGTGTAAACCTGGAAATTAACGCTGAAGAATTAGACGCAACGGTTATAAATAGTGGTGGCTTTAGGGAAAAACTAGGGGGCTTAAAAGATAGCACTATATCAATGGACGGTTTTTATGAAGCTGGTCAAAACAAACCAGACGCTTTATTAGGTGCGTCTGTAGGCAACGAATTAATTGTTACAACAGTACCAGACGCAGGTGTAGGCAATACTGCATACTTTATGAAATCAACATTATTTACTTATTCTATGTTTGGATCTATTGGCGAGATAGCACCATTTAGTATTTCTAAATCACAATCATCAGATATTGTTGTTAGGGGTACTATTGAACTTGATAGCGATTTAACTGCTACTGGTAATTCAACAGGTGTACAATTAGGTGCAGTTGGTGCAGATGAAAAGATTTATGCAGCAATACATTGTTATGGTGTAAGTGGAACATCATCACCAACAGTTACGTTTAAATTACAATCAGATGACAACGCTAGTTTTACAAGTCCAACAGACCAAATAACATTTACAGATATAACTGCAATAGGTGCAGATTTTCAAAGTGTAGCTGGATCAATTACAGATGACTATTGGCGACTAAATTATACAATTAGTGGAACTGATCCTAGCTTTTCTATACACGCAACAATCGGCATAGAATAACACACACAACTTAACTTCTTTACTAAACTATAAAATTAGACTTGAAAGGAGTTTACATTGGCAAAATTTGTTTTAACAGACGCTAGTGTAACCTTGAATAGCGTTGATCTATCAGACCACGTTGCAAGTGTTACATTAGACATTACAGCTGACGAAATTATTACAACGGCTATGGGCGATACTTTTCAATCACGAACAGGTGGTTTGAAATCAGGTGAATTATCTATAGAGTTTCAACAAGACTTCGCAGCTTCAGAAGTGGACGCTACATTATGGCCATTGTTAGGTACAACAACAGCATTTGTTGTTAAACCAACATCTAGTGCTGTAAGTGCTACTAACCCAAGCTATTCTGGTGATGTGCTTGTAAATCAACATATACCAGTAGCAAATGGCGTTGGTGAACTTGCAACTATGTCCGTAACGTTTCCAACATCTGGAACAATAACTAGAGCAACTTCATAATGGGCAATATGATTGTCGTTATGCAAGACGGCAAGAAGTTTGAAGTAAAAATTAAACCAATAGATATTGTTCAGTTTGAACGCAAATTTAATGTACCAATATCCAAGCTAAACGAAGAAAGTCGTTATGAGTGGCTTTTATATTTAGCTTGGTTAGGTGCTAAAAGAAATGGCGTAACTGAAGATTACGATACCTGGATTGGTTTAGTTGAAGAACTAGACATTAATGGATCAAGTGATAATTTAAAAGCATAAGTGGTTTTCAGGATTTAATTGCAACAATAGCAGTTGAAACTGGTATAAGTCCACAAGAACTTGCAGAACTTGATTTAGAAATGTTTTACGCATTAGTAAGAGTTATAAACAAGAAATACGATAATTATGGCAAGAACATTTAAAAAAACCGATTTAGCAATAGATAACAGCGAAGTTAGAGAACTTGTTAAAGAATTAAAACAATACGGTAAAAAAGACGTTCTTAAAACATTATCAAAGTTTCATAGAGAAATAGCAAAAGAACAATTAACAGAAAGCCGTACGTTAGGACGTAAACAACCAGTACCAAAAGCTAATCGTTCTGTTATGGGTATGACAGCTTCAGGAACTAGATCCGAAGCAAAAATCAATATTAAATCAAACGATAGATACCCAACAGCTTTATCTATGGAGTTTGGTCGTAGGTTTCAATATGTACCAGTTCGTGGTGGCAAAACTAGGGCAATAACTGCTTCAGAAGTAGGACGTTTACCACATTCAAGACCAGGTGCTAAGTTTCCATATAGAAAATGGATTGGCAACCAAAGAGATCGTGGCGACAGTTCATTTACTAAATTAGGTAAACAAGGTTATGTTGTAGGTAAAACTATTAGTAGAAATCAAAACGAAATATTGGAAACATACAATGAACGTATGTATGACGCATTAACAAGGGCAATTAAATAATGGCATTTGAAAAGAAAGTATCAATAGCAATAGTCGGTAAAACCGACCAGTTTGTTAAATCATTAACAAAGGGACAAAAAGCATTAAATACATTTGGTAGTGTTGCAGGAACTATTGGTAAAGCTACGGTTGCAGGTTTAGGGTTAGCGTCAGTTGCAGCAGTAACCGTTGGTAAAGAAATGGTTGATTTGGCTTCTAGTGCTAAAGAAGCTGGATCAGCATTTGATGTTGTGTTTGGTGAAAGTGGGGCAGAACTAAACGCATTCGTAGAAGAGTTTGCAAATAAAGCTGGTTTAGCAAATTTTGAATTACAAGATTTATTAAAAACATCTGGACAAGTATTACAGGGTATTGCATTTACAGCTGAAGAAAGTGCTAATTTATCACAAGCATTAACCGTTGTAGCTGGGGACGTCGCAGCATTTAATAATGTTCAGGGTGGTGCGCAACCAGTATTAGAAGCATTTACTAAAGCACTTCTTGGTGAGCGTGAAAGTCTTAAAACTTATGGTATCGCTATAAACGAAGCAGAAGTACAAACTAAAGCGTTTGAAATGACAGGTAAAAGTTCTGCTGCACAATTAACAAAACAAGAAAAAGCATTAGCCACATACGAACTTATTGTTGAACGATCTGCTGTAACACAAGGTTATTTAAACGCAGAACAAGATAGTTTTGCTGCTAAATCAAATGAAGCAAGGGCAAAATTAACAGAATTAAAAGCAACACTTGGTCAAGAGTTATTACCGATTGCAGAACAATTATTACCAGTATTAGTAGATTTAGTTGGCGAGATTGGACCCCACTTATCAGACGCAATTAAATCAGTAGCACCATTTATAGCTTCTATTGGTGGATTAATTAGTGCATTAGCACCACCAATGATACAAATTATTACGTTACTACTAGCAGCACTTG